GTCGTCGATGCACAGACCAGCACGATTATGCCGCCACCAGATCGCTCTATCCCAAACATTCCAGACTTCCAGAAGAGCAACACCAGCGTTGGTGGAGTACAGATTCACGCTCAGTCACCGACAGATGCAGCCGTCATCGAAATGATGAAGGGCTACTTCGAAGGTCAAAATGATTCGAGCGGAGTTGTTGCAGATGCCGGAGCGACTGGCAAAGTGTCAGTTACCGCTGGCGAGTAACAACAAAAAGATTGAAGGGGTTTCTCAATGGGAATCGTTCGCGATGCACTCAGCAAGTCAATCGAGTTTGTTCGGGAAGAAATTGTTCCCTTGCGTCATGATCTAGTAAAAGCCGGAATCCTCACACCAGAACAAACATCGTATGACCCAAAGGCATCGTTGGTTGATCCGTGGAGCTACGGCCAAGTCGCGTATGGTTACAAAGAGAAATACTCGATTCTCGATTATTCAAAATGCCGTCAAATCACATATGCCGATCCGGTAGTCGCAGCAGTCCTGCAAACTCGAATCAACCAAGTGGCCGCTTATGCAGTCCCACAAGTGGATAAATACAAGGTCGGATTCAAGATCAAGATGCGCGACCAGAAGGGCAAGCCGTCTAAACAAGACGAAGTGAAAATGAAGGAGATCGAGACGTTCATCATGGGATGCGGTGTCCCAGAGAACTTCGATGACACTCCAGAGATGAAGCGTAGGGACAACTTTGAAACATTTCTTCGCAAGCTCGTGAGAGACAGTCTCACGTTCGATCAAGCGTGTTTTGAAGTCACCCCCAGAAACGATGGCCGTCCTTATAGTTTTATGGCGGTGGATGCTTCCACAATTCGCGTCATTCCAGACAGAAAAGAAGCCCTCGAACAGTCAAGAGGATTGAGCAATTCTTACGATTTATCAGTGATTCATCCAACGGGCACAGAGAAAGAATTCAAAGAATTCAAGCCACGTCATCCGCGCTACGCTCAGGTGATTCAAGGCGTGGTTCGTCATGTGTTTGATGAATGGGAAATGGCTTTCGGTGTTAGAAATCCGCGCACCGATATCGCGTCATATGGATATGGATTCAGCGAAATTGAAATGTTGATCACAACGATCACATCTCATATGAATGCTGAAACATACAACCGCAAATTCTTCTCGCAGGGCTCTTCTATTAAGGGCATTTTGACCTTTGAAGGCTCAGTCCCACCAGACCAGCTAGAGGCATTCAGGCGACAGTGGTATCAGCAGGTCACAGGCGTAAACAACGCTTGGCGTACTCCGATCATGGCACTCGGCAAAGACGGTAAGCTCAACTGGCAAAGCCTTCACTCAACCAACCGTGAAATGGAATTTGGCAAGTGGATGGAATACTGCATTAAGACAATATGTGGTGTTTTCCAGATTGACCCAATTGAAATCGGGTTCGATATCTCTCGACAAGGCTCAGGCCAAGGAGCATCGACTGGCGGATTGGGACAAGGGAATCAGGGCGAGCGTATTGCGTTCTCGCAGGATAAGGGTTTGCGTCCAATGCTTATCTTTATTCAGGGCTTGTTGAACGATTACATTGTCCACAGAATCGACCCCAACTTCGATATCGAATTCGTCGGCCTCAATGCAAGCAATGAAAAAGACGACCTCGACAAAGCCGTTCAGCAGGCAAAGACGTTCAAGACGATCAATGAGATTCGTGCAGAGCACGATTTGGAGCCGTTGCCAGAGGCAGACAAGATTAAGAGCTTTGGCGATGTGGTTCTGGATTCATCATTGATCAACTTCATCAGTCAGATGATGCAGAACCAGCAAGCACCAGATCAGGGCGGAGCTCCCGAAGGTGGAGCTCAAGGTGGGCCAGATCAGGGCGGAGCTCCCGAAGGTGGGCCAGATGGACAAGCAGATGCCGGAGATGAACAAGAGCCAGATTATGACAATATGAGCATGGAAGAGCTTCAGGCAGAGCTTGATAAGCTCCAAGGCGGTGGTGAGCCACAGCAGCCACAGAAGCCACAGCAAAAGAAGCCTGAAGAAGTCCCAGCCGTGGTGAAAGCGTTCTTCAAGGAGCTTGAGCTGTGAAGCTGAAGGTTGAATCAGAATCACAAGAAGAATTTGACGCCAAAAGACCAGAATTGATTAAAGCGATTGCAGGTTCGAAACTGGATGTGGAGATTCGGAAGCGCGGTCAAAAGAGACCACTCGAATCTCGCGAGCCGCACTATCGTGCTCAAAAAGAGATGCTAGATTATTGGAATAAGAAATTTAACACCATGATTGAAGACTTAAAGGCGGATATCAATGAAATCATCAAATGATTTTACTTTTGACATCAAAAGTGAATTGAATTGGATCATTGGCAATTCATTGCAGGATAAGTTTCTTGCCTTAAAGTCTCTCAATTTTGACATGGGGCTTTGTATTGATGACGAGCTTCTGAAGTCAGACAGACCTGGGCCGCATCTTTACATTCGCAAATATCAAAAGGGCAATCGCACCGTTTACGTTTACGACGATGCTGGAAAAGAGAAGCATCGTTACGACGACGACGGAAAGATCGATTCGCTCATGGAAATGGGCTCACACCTCGACGGGATAGATTTGGTTCAAGAGCGAAATGATGCCGGATTCAACAAAATAGACAAACAGCGGTGGTCATATCTCGCTTGGGAACTTAGAAACCTGACTCCAGAGCAGCGGAAGACATACATTCCGCAATTGAAATCAATTCTAAAGAAATACAAACGTCAGCTCTCTAATGCGTTCGGAGCCGAGCAATACGAGCACACAGGTCTATCCGATGCAACAATGCACATTGTTGATCCAGTGCGTCATCCAAGATGGCAAACAATCCAGCTACCGCTCAAATCAGATGGAAGACTCGGCAAAGAGCAGTTTAACAAATACCTCGCACTCCAACGTGAATTTGGATTGAAAGGAGCGCGTGACGAGAATGGTGGATTCGTGTGGTTTATCCCACGCGAGAGTGAAGCCGGATTCGATTGGAATAAATATGGGAACAAATTGCACGAGATAGGGATTCAGTTGGAGAGTGCTCCAGAGCCAATGCCAGAATCTCCCGCAGGCTCTCCGGCTCCCGCGAGCTCTCCAACTTCACGTCCTGCTCCCGCTCCAGAGAGCGTCGATCAAGTTATCGAAGCAATTAAGAATCGCAGAGCAAATAAGGTGCTCGCGATTAGGCGTGATCCAGATGGAAAATTCAGCATTTTCCATCCATACGATCCAGAGGTCGTCAACTTCTTCTCCAATCGCGGTGGAGAAATCAGCGGCATCATGGAATACAATCCAAATCAAAAGAGCCGCGAAACTCACGAGCTCGAACTTGTTCAAGAAGTCATGGAGAAGTTCAAGGAGAAGTTTCCAGAATGGCGAGTCGTCACAGGCGGAGTTGATGAAGCAATCCGCGAAGAAGAGCGTAGACAAGCTGAATTGAGATTGCCTATTCCGCACGTCTCAGCGAAGATGAATCCAGAATTTAAGCTGTTTCCTTATCAGAATGAGGCAGTGCGATTCCTTGAGAAAGCTAATGGCAATGCACTGATTGGCGACGAAATGGGATTGGGCAAAACGCTCCAATCGCTCGCCTACGTTGCAGGAAACAACAAGCGCGTTCTTGTTGTCGTGCCGAAAGTCGTTCGACGCACTTGGGTGCAGGAAGCTGAAAAATTCTTCCCAGATTATTTCAAGGGCAAATCAAAGGAGCTCATCCCAGCGGAGCTCGCAAAGAATGGGATGCCAGATCTCACAGGCGTGAACATCGCGACAGTGAATTATGAATCGCTCGAAAAGTTCATGCCCGCAATTCAGGCAGCCGGATTCGACACCATTGTTGTCGATGAGAGCCACAGAATCAAATCACCCACAGCTAAGATCACGAAGACCATCACAAGAATGGCTCCACTGTTCGCTCACAAGATTCTGCTCTCCGGTACAGCGGTCAAGAATAAAAAAGAAGAGCTGTTTACTCAGATGGAAATCATCAGGCCGAATCTCTTCTCAAAAGACGAGCTCAAGAGAGGCACGATTGGTGGTGTATGGAATAAACTCAAGCGCACTGGTGCATACATCAGCCGACAGAAGAGGAAAGTGCTCGCAGACCTTCCAGAGAAGACCACGCAGATTGCCGAAGTGCCAGTAACAGGAATGCCAGCGTTTCCGAGAGACATCGGAGAAATGAGCGCGGCAAAAGTTAAGGCAGCACTCGCAAAAGTCCCAGCCACTCACGATTTCGTGAATGAGATCCTTGAATCATCAGATTCAAGCGTTCTGCTGTTCACTGAGTCGGTCGAGGCAGCGCAGAAGCTCAAGGAGCTTTTTGGCGACGTGGCGATTCTTCATCACGGACAAATGAGCGACGAGAAGAGAGAGCAGGCGAAGGCAGAATTCCAGAATCCAGATTCGCCAAAGCGCGTGTTCATTTCAACACGCCAATCCCTCGCTGTGGGTGCTACGCTCACCCGCGCAGATAAGGTTGTGTTTAATGACCTTCCGTGGACGGCAGCCGACGTAAGGCAGGCAGAAGATAGAGCCCATCGCGTAGGCCAAAGAAACAACGTCAACGTCTATTGGATGACGGCACAGGGCAATGATTGGGACACAAACCTCTCAGCTATTGTGAAGAAGAAATACGAGTTGAATCGCAAGCTGAACGAAGGCAAGCAGCTCACAAGAGAAGAGCGCGAGTGGATGGAGAAGCCAGTGTCTCTCGAAGACATTCGAGCAGAGATGACCGGACACTCTCCAATGGAGAAGAGCTTCTCAATCTTCGATCTCATGAAGGCGGTCGCAGGCCACAAATACATTCGCAAATACATGGCTCGCGGAAAGTGGATTTATGTTTACCACGAAGGCCAAAAACGCCACGAAATCAGCCCAGAGAAGGTGGAGCTCATTCGCAGGCTCGCTGACCTCGGAGACGAGAGCGCGAGAGAGATGATTCAGAGCTTGGATTCAGCGAAGGAGGCCCCGTCAAAAAAAGAAGCCCATGCGCCTGAAGGCTCTGTGATGACTTTCAAAGAGCCCGAACGCTCAGGTTCAAAGACCAGAAGCGTTGAACAAGTGCTGAGTGGAATGCAAGTTTCGGGATATGGACAAATGATAGGTAGGATATCGGATGTGGCTTATCAGAGCCCATCCACATCGACCTGCAATCTTGTTGGATTCGTCGCCTTCGGCAGAGCAAACAAGACGATGCAAAAGAAGCTGAATGAGAGAGTCCAAATCTGCGAATTGGTTCTTTCAGAGATGGGGGTGAGATTCAAAACTCCGTTAGATTTTGTATGTGGAAGAATGAACGACGACCAAATTGGTGGGACATATGCTTCGTATTCTGTGTTCGGTAGTGGAAGCTATGCAAACACTTGGAATCCAAGAATCAGAATATTCAAAAGATTCACTGAGTCGAACAAGTCACTTCTTCATGAAATTGGTCATGCGATAGATTATGCTATGGCCAGCGGCTCTAGTCCCATCAGTTTAGAAGCTATAACTGGAACACTGCAAGGAGAAGCGCGGCTGCTTCTTCAAGAGCTCCGAGACGTGGTTCAAAGTTCTGAATATTACAAAGAGCCACAGAGAGAAGATTATTCAAGTATTGAATCGTATTACAATGCCCATGAACTTCATTTCAAATATTTGCGAAATAGCAGTGAAGTTTTTGCAAGAGCGTTTGAAGTTTATTCTTATTCAGTCGTTAAAAAAATGGTTGAAGAAGGAAAAATTGATAAGTCGTTTCTGAAAGATTTTAAGCCAGACATCTTCAAAAAGAAAAGTGAAAGATGGACTGAACTTAATAGAGCAGCGAAGACAGAAAAGGAAAGATTGCTTGAACTTGAGAGCGAGTATCATCGTCTGATAATGCGAGCTCAGACAGCCACTAGCTTGCGGCTTCTCAGAGAATCCGCCAATGAGTTAGAAGAGAATAAAGCAAAGCTGAGAGAACAAGAGACAGTGCTTTCAAATATTGCGTCTCAAATCAGATCTCTTGTCGGCCAACAAGAGAATGGTCAAACTCTCGATCAGGAAATGGTCGTTCTCATTCCAGAAGAGAAGCAAAAAGAGTACATGGAGAAGATCTCTTCAATCATGACTCGATTCCTCCAGACAAACGAATTCAAGAAGGCAGTCGAAATGTTCTTTATCAAATCTGATAAAATCAGAGGCGGCAAGGCAGATGATAAAAAGCCTTCTGATTTCGATAAAAAGAAACTCGCAGAAGGGATGAAGGTCGAGAGAGAGCACACTTCAGACAAGAAGATTGCCCAAGAGATCGCGATGGATCATCTCACAGAAGATCCAAACTATTATGTGAAGCTCAAAGAGGTCGAGAAGGGCAAAGAGCCCCCAACTCTCGGAGAGAAGGAGGGCAGAGTACCTGTCATGAGGAATCATGAAGGAAGACCTTCTGGAAAGCCTGCACCGAGCGCACCGCCAAGCACACTTTCAATGCACAAGAGTGATAAGCCGTTCCACGGTTACAACAAGAAGCGACACTCACCCACGGGTGGTCTGAACGCGAAATTCAGAGCTAAATACAATCGCGAGCATGGCTCGAATCTTCAGGCTCCAGTGACCGAGAAGAAGCCGACTGGAAAACGTGCAGCGCGTCGTCGTTCTTTTTGCGCGAGAATGTCAGGAGTGAGAGGGCCAACATCGAAGGATGGAAAGCTGACTCCGAAAGGAGCCGCATTGAAACGATGGCGATGCTCTGAAGTCTACGTTATTGATTTGGTCAAAGCCATGCTGGGACAATCCGTAGCAGGTCACAAATACCTTCGCAAGTACATGAGAAACAACCAGTGGGTTTATGTTTACCACGAAGCCGGACAACACGGTCGCGTGATTCCAGAGCAAGTCGTAAAGCACTTGAAACGACTCGCTGATGCAGGAGACCAAAAGGCAAAAGACTTGTACGAATCGCTTCAGGCTCATGATGAAGCGAAGCTCGCAATTTTGCGTCAACTCGCAGATCGTGGTGAAGAGCAGGCTCATAATCAGTTGAAGCAATTTGGAATTGACCGCGAAAAAGAGCGCGTTGAAGAGGCCGTTCTCAGAAAGCCAAAAGATCCTATTGATGAAGAGAAACCAGAAGAATGGCAGCGCAATGCTATTGGCGAAGTAATTGCAGAGATTCAGGCAGCGCGAAATCACTTGCGTCAGTATCAAGATTCTCCGATTGGTCAAGCAATCTGGAGCACCCTCTCGGACGAGAATCTAACCAATGAGTTGAAGGAATCAAAGAACATCAGACAGCTCATGGATAATCTCGAAAAGATTGCTCGCAAGCTAGAAGAGAAGCAGGGAGACGTTTCCGCTCAAAGACCTAGCAACCATCTCACCTATGGAAACATGATTTACAACGAATCGCTTAATCGCCTCGTAAGAGCGGATTTGATTCCACGAGAATATGCAGAAGTCCATAAGCGTCAGGCTCGCAGCACAGATCACAAAACATCAACAATGGCTGGTATTCAGGATCGAATCAGAAAACGCGAAGAGCGCGAGCAGAGAGAAAGGGCCGAACGCGAAGAGCGTGAGCGCAGAGAAAGGGCCGAACGCGAAGAGCGTGAGCGCAGAGAGCTTGGTGAGATTCATGGATCGATGGCTCACCACATGAGCAATCTCATGCAAAGACCTTTGAATATTTCTGATATTCTCAAGTTGAATAGAACGCTCAAAGAAATTTTTGGAAAGGATCTTCGTGCAGAGGATTGGCCATACCAATTTCCAGAAGGCACGACAATGAAGATAACAGATCTTCAATTTGATTCATCAACAAGTTTGGTTTTGCATATGCAAATCTATAATTCCAATGGCGAAAGAATTATGGAGGGATGGAAACGAACTTGGAGCGTTGAAGGTGGAAGGCCAAAAATTTACAATTCATATATGAGCGTTTTGCCTAGTGCTCGAAACACCATTCAAGTTGGTGAATACATCAATAGCGGTCAACGTCGGCTTTTAAGATCATGTCCGAATGGTGGCATAATTAAAGTGAGCGCAGCACTCGATGTCGGTGCATACAATTGGGCAAATCAAGGATTCAGTTTTTCATCAGGTGGTGCCCTAGATTCGTATCGAGATGAGTTTCAAGCATTTGCAAGAGCAAGAGGTGTAAATCTCAGCGATGAGGATATGCAAAAATTCACAGCTCCAGTTCACTTCGCTGCATTTAGAGATGGTAAAAAATATGTTCGCGAAACAGCAGTAGAATCTAAATTGTCAGAACAGCAAATTCGAACCGGATCGCTTTCTGGTGTCGAAGGGGAATTTCCTTTGTCGCCAGAGGAGATTAGGTCAAGAAAGACAAAAAGGATGCTTTGCCATCTTGGAAAGCATTTTATGCTTGGAAAAGGATGGAATGGCGTTTGGGATTCAAGAAAGGATACTCCAGAAAGTCGTTATGCAGAATCGTATCGACAAATGCGCGAACAGGCTGTTAAACATCTTCAACAAGAATATCGCGAATTGCTCGAAAGAGTTGAGCTTAATCCTTCTTCGCCAACACCAAGAGCACCAATCACAGTTGACTCTGATCCCAATCAGGTCAGTCCACCAGAAGTAACTCCGCCACGTTTATCAGAAAATAGCAGGTCTTCTCCTGTTTCAAGTGGAGATCCAGTGCTCCCTTGGGTAGTCCATGCAGGCGCGTTGACTCAAGCAGGATTCACATTTTCAGATACCAGTGCGTTACGACCTTCGGATATCTATCCTCAAGTTGGAGTGTATCGCAGAGTTTCTGATTATCGTGGTGATCCAAGATATCATCGCATTTTTTCACAAGATGGCAGATATCGTTTGGAAACTAGAACCGACACTGGCATAGAAGATGTGGGAGTAAGAGACTATTATTTCTTCAATACGCTCCCAGATGCTATTGCAAGATCAAATGATCTCGCGAGACGAGCTCAAGGTGCTCAGAGTTATAGAGATAGAGTGGCATCAAGGCAGACAACAAATGAATATGGTGTAGTTTCAAGTCACGTTGAAAACACTTTACGAGGGTGGGCTGGTGGAGTAAATCTGGACGGACAATATGCGAGAACAATAAGAATGACCGCTGGAAGAATGTCTCGAATTAGACTTTGGCCATTAGCTAATTTGAAGTATTTCAGAGATTATGCCCCTCTCTCTGCTGATGCCAGAAGACAAGTGACAGAGTTGATGAGAGAAAGAGCTGGTTGAATCAAGGAGAATGACAATGAAGCCAAAAGAAAAAGAATCCGTTGATAAGAATCCAGAATCAGATGGTTTTGATGCCTCTCCTGAATTCTGGGATGACCTCGAAGAATTCAATCAGGAATGGTTTGATAAAAATGATCCTGAATTTGGAGAGCTCTTGAGGAAGCACAACAAGGAAGAAAATGCTGACTAAAGCTCAACTCGAACAGATAGAGAAGCTCATTCGCAGGCGTTTCTTAGGATTGACCTATGAAGCACTTGGCGAAAGGGCTTTGACTTCTGAAGAGCTTGAGATCCTCAAGAGGGCCGGATTGTTGCGTGGGAATGTTCGCAATCTGGTTGCCGAGGGTTACACTTTAGGTAAGATCGTTGCAAACCTCGACAGAGATGCAGCTAGAAAATTGTCATATGAAGAGGCAAAATCTGCCGCTCTCAAAATGACTCCGACAACCGAAGTCGAGAAGAAAGCGATTGAATGGGCTCAGGATCATGCTGGCCAATACATCAAAGGCTTGTCTGATGATATGGTCAAAGAGGTTCGAGCGGCCACAGCGAGAACAGCGTCTTCCGCGATTCGCATGGTTCAAGATGAAGTGTCAGAAGCGATTCGGAATAGAAAAACCGTCTCAGAGCTTCGCACTTCTTTGTTTGATGCAATTAACGACAGGGCGCGTGATTGGCAGAGGGTGGCTTTCACCGAGATGAACGAATCCATCCAGCGTGGTATTTATCAGGAGATACGTCGAAACTATCCTGATGGAGCAGATCAAAAGGTTTACAAAAGGCCGAATCCAGATGCTTGTAAACATTGTAAACGTGTGTATTTAGAAGAGGATAGCATCACACCAAAGATATTCAGACTTTCAGAATTGGAGGATTCCAATTATGGTAAGAAGGCAAATGAATGGGGAGCGACAGTGGGCTCTGTCCATCCTTGGTGTCAGTGTCAGCTTCAAGTCGTTCCTGAAGGATATGACTTTGTGAACAGAGATGGTGAGGCTATTTTAGAATATGTCGGAAAACCAACTAAAAAGAGCTTTGCGTTTAATACATCGAAATCAGTCAAGAGTTTAGTCAAAGGATTCACGTCCGATACAGACGACGATTGCACTTGCTCGTACTAAGGAGAAGATATGTTTTTGGATGAAGATTTTTACGATCTAATCAAGTCAGGGTCTTTTCATAAGTACGTCAAGAGAACCGGAGCCCCAGGGAATTACAAGTATTGGTACAAACTCCCAGATGGCCGTATTGTCGCAGCCGATGATCCTGCCGCTGCCGAGCATGGAATCTCTCATGACAGAGCTCAAAAAGAGCATATTATGCGTTTGATGCTCGGAAAGCATCGCGGTCATCATTCCATGACAGAAAAGCAAATGGGTGAACACATTGGTGTTCCCAAAGAAACCGTTCACTATGTCGCTCAGAATTTTAGAAATCGTGGATTGAGAACGGGCAATCATGGATTCGAGGATCACCACGCACAAGAAGCACATCAGCCAGAGTGGCATGGTCATACTGGCGAATCAACGACTTCAAGAGAACCAGCCGCTCCCACACCAGAACCGACTCCAGCACCAGCCGCTCCCACTCCTGCACCCGCTCCAGAGCCAGAATCTTCAATTTCTCTTAATCCATCAAGGGATGAAGCAATAGGAGAACGAGATGTTCAGAGCCTTGAGCTTCAACGATTTAGACTTATTTCAGATGCAAGAGCGATGCGTAAAGTTCAATTGCCGAATGGCGAATATGAATATCATGTTGCAATCAGACAGCAGGGGGGCAAATGGTATTTTGCTGTTTACGATAGACCTCCTTCTGAGGGTGGCTTATTAAAAGCCCCAATAAAGGAGACCGGAGATGAAGTGTATGGGGCCGGACTCAGCGTTGCCATTAAAAACAGCCGAGGCAGAGAATTTAATAATCATTTTAGAGATAAAGAAGGCTGGATGCCTAGATTCGAACACGAGCATTCGATGGACAGGCAACTCGAAGATGCGCGGAAGCTAATAGAAATAGAAAAAGAATTGAATCGCTCTGGATTTGCTATTGTTCGTTCGTTAAACAATAGTGATTTTCAGTTTGAAAAAAGCAATGACACTTTTATAATACGGATATCAATAGATAGACATCACGAAATTGAAATGGAAGTTTATGATAAAACTTCACGAAGAAAATCGAAAATAAGTGCCTTTGAATTCGATAGAGACAATCGTATTGCAGAATTTAGAAATCAATCACTTAGTGCTATCGCACATAAAATGATTTCAAGAGCCAATAACAAATTAGAAGGTCGTCGCTTCGATGGTAGCGCGTATCGTCCCACAGAACCCGCTCCAGCCTCTGCGCCAGCACCCGCACCAGTCGCTCCCGCAATGAGCGAACAGGAACAAGAGATTCAAAGACTGAGAGAACAGTTGAGAGCGATGGCTCCCGAATTGCACGATAGTATGTACGCTCAACCAACACAGGAAGAACAAGAGGCTGCGTCTCAAGCACAGCAAAGAGCTCGCGAAGCTAAGGAGAGAGCACGAGCGGCATCTTCTCCAACTTCTCCAGCAGCCGCAGAGATTCATGAAGCCGATCCTGCTTTGCGTGAAGCCGATGAACCTATCGCGAGAATGGAAGAGGCTCAACGCAGAGGTGAGAATCCATACTTTGCTAGAGCAAAAGAGATTTACAACAACATTCGAGCCGATTTGAAACCAGAGCGTCGAGAGAAAGTTGGGCATTTGTTGAATGCCATTGAGCAGCTTGAGGGATCTGGAACCGTTCTGAGCGAAGCTAATATCTTGGCAAAATATAAACAGCTTACAGGTAGCAGCCGCATTAGCACACTCCCTGTGGATGATTTTGAAAGAGCAACATTCATGACTCTTGATGAGGTTATGACCAATGCTCCACTCGATCCAGAAGTCGAACGCATGAAGCGCGGCTATGCTGCAAAACAATTCACTCGTCTGCGTCCATATCTCAAAGAGGAATGGACTAGATCGAATCCAAGTGCTCCACCACCAATGCCAACTTTCGGTGATATCAAAACATGGACTGAACATGGTGGGCCAAAGCCAGAATGGGCAGGCACAACTAGAACAGCCGTTCCTCGCGAAGTCTTTGACGGAGCCGCGAAAGGCCCAGATGGTAAGCCGAAGTACCCGCCATCTTGGATGCCTATTCATATGATGCCGATGTGGAATTACATCGTTAAGAAAGCTGGTGCAGAAATCGACAACCGTCAAAGTGGCCCTTATCAGACGCAAAACCCTGTTCGCGCAGATCAAACATCTCCAACTGGATTCAGATTGGACACAGGTAATCAGGCTAGATATCAAGAAGGGATGGCAATCAACGCGATCCGCAAATACGTCAAGATGCGCGGTGGTGCTGACCAATTAACAGATATTCCGAAAACGAAATTGGCAGAAGTCGGATTGACTCATGCAGATATCTTCAAAGCCGATGTGGATTCGGACGAGGGATTGAAGCAGGTTATCCGTCACAAGATTATTGACCCAGTGGCACTTTTGCCTTTTATTAAAGAAGAGATGAATTCGAACATCAGCAAGTCGGTTAAGAAATCATTTTCGCTTGTCGTAGACAAAAGCCTTGCACCAGTATCATTCAAAAAAGATATCGAGCTGAAAAAGTCTCAGATCATTAAAAAGATTAAG